CCTGGCTTTCTGGCTCCTGATGTTTAAGTAAGATTTGTGCGCCCATTCAACGCCGGTCTTTTTGAATAAGTCCGTTAGTACTTTGTAAATTGGATAAGAAGTAACGCTGCCTACATTGCCGGTCTTTCTAAACTGTTCGACTTGCATTTGCAGGGCGTTGTAAAACTGACGGGTATAGTAGTCTTCCTTTCTTTTCTGAAAGCCCTTCCACATACTTAAATATTCCTGCTCGTTAAATTCCATTTAGAAAGGATCAACTGTTACTTCAATATTTACTCCAAGATCAGCCGGGTAAAGTCTTTGCGCTATTATCTTTTTTATTTGCTCAACCCTTACCATGTGCGCCCGTTGTGCTTTTGCACACATAGGCTTAGGTAATTCAAATAGTATCAACGCCTCAATTCTGCTGGTTACCTTGTCCGCTATTTGCTGGTTGGTTTTGTCCATCGGTTAAATTTAGATCGGGCGGTGCTGATAAATCAGATAAAAGCATATGCCCGGATGGTATAATAATTTCATTCATTGCCGGATCATCAGAAAGATCGTAACCCTGAATTTCTCTTTTTTCGTTTCCTGTTACCCACCATTGCTTACTCAGTGCATCGGTTTGTTTCTGTAAGTCTTCCTGAAGTACTTCTACGGTAGAAATATCTTCCTCAATATAACGTTTTTTGTCCTTACCGAAAACAGGCAAAGCCCCTATGTTTAACGCATCCCTAACCCTGAATACGTTAGGTAAAATACTACTGGTGTACATTCTTTTTTCACTCCATCCCATGTTGTTATCAGTACTTGCTGAGGTGTCATTCATCAGCGTTATAGGCACTTTAAACAAGTTGCACAATGCCACCTGATCGGCTTTTGTCAACTCAGTCAATCCCAAGTCCTGCAAGCTGATGCCTAACTGAATATACCCCATTTCGCCACCAGCAAAGTACGGTGCACCTTTATTAGCTGAATTACGCAAATACGATGCGAAATTATCTTTACGCTGGTTAATAGTTTCTACGTCCAGCACATCTTTCTCATAAACTATTCCCGGTACGCCGCCGTTCTGAACTTGTGCTACGGACGTATCCATAGCTGCTTTCATACGGGTTAATTTCTTTGAGAACACAGACAGCGGACTAAGCCCCCGCCAGTTCATGCCGTTTACGTAGGTTGGGTTAGGATATTTTATGTGAATTATCTCGTCGGTCGTAAATGTACCCTCAAAAAATCCGTCCTGATATTTATAACTTGTTATACGCTGCGGAAATTCCTGGCTAATAATCAATGTCATGCACTGAGCATTCAGAACATGTAACCTTAGCCTTCCTGCATTCGGGCCTACGTCTTCAATTTCTTTGTACAAAAATATCTCGCCACAAACGTAAAGCATGGTATACCAAAGCACTTTCTGCTCGTAGCTTAACGACTTCAGGAATACGGCTAACTGATCGCTTTCGGGAACGTCAGCCAATGCCTTTGTCCTGTAGAATTTTCCTAGTATTGAATTTTGCGACTTACGGACGTAAGACTTCATGGCCTGATCATTTTTTACTTCGTAGCCGAAGAAGTCAATACGCGCTGCCGTTTCCGCTAAGAACGAGATTACCGAATATACCTCATCAATACTCGAATAGGCATCGTAATCCTTGAAAATTGTGTATGATGGGAAAATAGCCGTATTCATGTTGTATGTATACGACTGCGGAACTAGGTTAATGGATTTCTTACTCTGTTTTTCATAGCCTATTTTCTTTAAGGCCCATGTAATTGGATTAGTCATAATTAGCAAAGACTTTAGCCGGTTTTAAATCGAAAGTTTCCCGCATCATGAACGCATCCATGAGATCGGGGCTTTCGCCGTTTAGCTTTGCTTTCATTTCCTCTTTCGGTATAATTCTCAGTTTACCGTCGTTGTCCATTTTATCACGCTTAATTGCTTTGCGTTCATGCAAAAAGCGTTGTCGTACAGTCATTGTGTTGTCATACATCGTATTAGCAACACGCTCACTTATTTTTATTTCACCCCTGTTAACACGGTCGCCAGACCTGTAATAGCACTGTGTTTTCAGGTTAAAATAGTTCTCTTTGATCTTCTGCCCGCTGGTTAAATCCCTTACCTGAATAGCCGGAGAACCACCGTTAAACGGTATCGAACCCCGGATAAAACCGTCCACAAAACTACCTACACCATCGGCATCGTAGCAAATATACATATTACTTACGGAATATTTTTTGGCAAAGTCAGAAATTTTATTTATAACGTCCTTGCCGTCGGATTTATCCATTATACAGATGTCGGAAAGTTCCCATCCTTCCCAATACATAACCACAAATTTATTACTGCCTTTCATAGCGATGTCAGCAGTTATGTACTTGCCTTTTCTTTCTACTTCACGGACGTTGTCGAATGCGCCTAAGAATGAATGATAGTTGTAAATATCATCATCGCTTGCAACCGCTTTCCAGCACGAATCGAACAGACGGGATTTTTCTTCCTCGTCCTGAGCGAGCAGATTAGAAATATAGGAAGGGTCTTTGCTTAGTAGTGCTTTGTTGTCGTAAATCGAACCTGAAATAAAAGAAAGTGATTTTATCGAATCCTCGTAAGTTATAGCCCCTTCGCTGTTCTTAATGATTTCTTCCAAAAAGAAACTGGCTTTTTCTTTTACCTCATCGTAGCTGTCGCCCCAGATGTAGTCGCCTTTGTACCTTGTGAAATATCTTATCTGTCCTTCACGTTCAGCAATCGGATAACCGTTATCATCTATCCACCACGAAACAAGATGATGCACCCAACTATCTGGCTCAGGATTACACGTTGCCCGAATCCAGGGTCTTACACCGCAAGTCGAACGGTTACGGCTGATCATATACCAAAACATCTTTTCGGTAAAGTGCGTAACCTCGTCAAAACCTATAAACGGTATCTGTGAACCCTGCCAATCGTAAATATTGCTTTCGTGTTCAAGATGACGAAACGAAACCTTTGCGCCTGTTGGGAATACCCATGACAAAGCCTGATCTTTTGATTCACCTTTAGCATGCGGGTATATCTCAAAACTTGTATCCCATAAACCGCCTGCGTTTCTGATCTGTGGAGTTGTACGCCTAAAGATAACCGCTGAAAACCCCGGAACGTGAACGCCACGCAAAGGATCAGCAAGTAAAGCAAACGTCTTGCCTACTCCCGCTGCACTACCGCCAATAACAATATCAGCAGGATTACTTAAAAACGCCTGCTGAAATCCTTCCTGTGGTTTTATGATACGGGTGTTAGTCAATTACCCTGTTATTAATTAATTCCATCCAATAATCCCAGTTATATTTACGGACGTATTCGATGCAGTTATTTGCAAGACGCTTTCTTAGTTCGTGATTGGTTAAGAGTTCTTTTGCGTTGCGGTAAAGCTGATCTTTGTCGTACCCGCATTTAAGGCAGTTTTCGCCGTGTATCAGGTCGTCATCTCCGTGAAGTATAGCCCTTGCCGTTACCGTACCCTTACACATCGCTTCCATTGGAGCGCACGCCCTTGCATCGTACAGCGTAGCCTTAACAAGTATCGTTGCCTGTGAGTAAAGTTGATTCAATAGCTTAATAGACGGCTTACAATGGTAATCAAATAAAACCCTTCTATCGGTCACGTTCCTAACTGCTCCGTAAGCTACTATTTTGTACCCGTCTTTCTGTAACCAGGCTGCAACTTCATGTGTGATATTATCCCGGTCTTTTGATGGGTTCCCGGCTTGCCAGCCCTCGATTAATACCGTTGTTCCGTCTTTTTCTGTGTGTTCAATCGGGAAGTCGTCAAAATTTACGCCATCGCCTATGTATATCAGTTCACCAGTACGGCCAAACTTGTTTTGCATCCAATCCATATTCCACTCAGAGATTGAAAACATTGGATAAGGTGATGTGTAAAACTTTTTGCAATCGCTTAGCCATACCGGGTTTGTATGCTGGAATAGGTGCTCCATCATTTGCAGGAACGTAAATACTTTCTGATGCGGCAAAACCATGTCGAACAGGTGAACGTCATGCGGGCTTGTGAATATAACGCAGTCGCATTCCCATAACGCCTGTATGTCGCATATCTTAACTTCAGGCTTTATTTCAAACCAATCGCAAGGGCGTTCAGGCTTTAAGTTGTACAGATACACTTCATGCCACTTTGTTAAACG